GTACAGTCTTGATGTTCTTGATTGGCTTAGAGAAGCCGTTCAATGTGCCTACAATAGGCTTGAATCCCACGCCGCAACCCTGTAGCAACAACCACAATACGTCTACCACGTCATACACTGTTTCTACGCAGGTAAAACTGCAATTGAATTGCGATGCTTCACGCTTCTTGGCAACATCTGTGCCACCCAGCCACAGCGATCTGCCACTCATCAATACCTTGCGATCTAACATCAACTGTTCTAGATCGTAGAGTTCTGCGTATTCTTGGTCGTTTAGTTCATCACCCTTTGCGCGTTCCCATAACCACGCTTGGTGATCGATAACTCGGCCAACAGTTTCCTGCCAGGTTTCAAAGTTCAACCCTGTATCGTCTGTGGGACGGTTGTATGTTCGTCGTGTAATTACTTGTGCTCTTGTACTTACTGCCATATTATGCCTTTCCGGTACTGCCGAATCCGCCAGTACCGCGTTGTGTATCATTCCATTCGTCATCTGACCAATTGCCCACTTCCAACATTGGAATAACAATCGGAACTATTACCAGCTGAACGATTCGTTCACCTGCTGGTATGTATGTTTCGTTAAGATTTCCTGGGACCCCATTAAACATGAGTGAAGCCATGATTTCGCCACGATAATCACTGTCAATTACACCAACCGAATTGGTCATTGTAATTCCCTCTTTGCTCAATGAGCTACGTGGAAACAGCAAGCCCACGTGATTTACAGGAATTTTTACTGAAACACCGGTAGGTACCAGTGTTCTTTTACCCATCTGCAGGGTCATTGTATGTTTGCACCGCAAATCCAGTCCAGCATCTGTGGGATTGCTGCGAGTAGGCATACATGCGGGATGTTCTAGTTTAATTAGCATAATTTAGAAGTGTTGTGTTAATGGTTTCACAGTTGGCCGGCCCCAATGCTTCGTCGCAGAACTCTAGTAGATCCATCAATCGATAGTTTAGCATCAAGGCATCAGCCCCGAACTCGTTAAGAGATTGAATATATTTATACTTACTAGAAATTGGCAAATTACCAATGATATCCCAGGTACTGCCATACTGAGATACCAGAGTTTGCGCCTTTTTCGGACCAATTCCGGCCACACCAGGAATGTTATCACCGGAATCGCCAGTAAGGCACTTGATACTAATATGATCAGCAGGGTTATACTCATAGTGTTCGTTCCAATTTTCCCATGTAATTTCTTTGCGTGTAACGTAACTGAACCTCATTACGTCTTCACTCACCAATAGATCCCAGTCACGGTCTGACGAGATCAAGACAACTTTGCCAATGCCCAGCTTTTTGCGATATTTGACAATGTATGCAGCAATATCGTCGGCCTCACACTTCTCAAAACGAAACAGCGGGTGTTTTGAGTTGGTCTTGTAGTGATCCATTACACGATTGAACTCTGTAAAGAATCGTTCAAATGCCAGTTGCTCTTCTTGAGTTTGTTGATCAAACTTGTCTTTGCGATTTTGTTTGTAGTCAGGATAGATGGCTTTGCGATAGCTACTACTGCCACTGTCACAGGTTAGGATGACTCTACCAGCCTTATAGCTTTTGCGTAGACTGTCCACTGTTCTGACATAGCTGTCGAGAAAGTCGGTGTCACCGCTGTGCTTCCACCGAAAACCCAAGTTGAGACAGTCCACAATGAGGGCAGTGTTGGGTTCTAGCTCTTGTACTTTGTTGAATTCAATACTCATGTTGATTGTTTAGTTAATCTACTATTATATAATATTGAATAGCGACATTCAACATACAAATTGTGGACGTTCCAGGTTGATCCAGTCTTCTAAAACTGCCACATAAAACTCAAAACCATTGCGACTTACATACATAAATGGCAGGTGTGAGTTAGGCATCAATTCAAAAGCACAAAACATTTTGCTGCGATCAAACTTGAAGATCAATAATGGTTCTCTGTTGACTTGATCTGCTTGACGCTTGCATTGCTCCCACCAGTGGAATAGCTGGGGTACTTTGTCTGTTAGTATCTTGCTAGTAAGATGATCATCTTGGTAGTGCTTTACTTCTACACAAAATATGTTGCTAACACCCGGAAGGTATAAATCGCCTTTCATCAGGTGTTTAGCGTCTAACGCACCGCTACCAGGAGTACGTTGCCAGTCTAGCCCGGTAAGATCTTTTAATGTCTTTTTTACAGCAGTTTCTGCCCTGCTGCCTTTGTCTCTGCTATCAACCATTATCTATCCTAGAAATGTTGTTTTGTTTTACCACTGTGATCTTTTCTAGGAGAGGATGCTGAAATCCGTGGCTAATAACAAATGTGTTTAGGTATTCTTCTCGTAACAATACTTCTACCAATTTTTCTTTGCCTTCAATATCCAAGTTTTCGATAGTTTCGTCTAAAATAAGTAGATTTATACGTGTATTGCTCAGACTCTGCATCAGCTTGCGAATACCTAATAAGGCTGCTGCATTTACTCTGGCTCGTTCGCCGCCGCTCAAAGCCAAAATTTCAATGTCTTTGCCGTGGTCTGTAATAACTACATTCAATTTATCACTGCCTGCAATTCTAAATCCTAGCTGAAAACGACCGCCACTTAGTTCGCCTAAATACTCGTTTGTGGTAGACTCCAGATCCTTGACTAGACACTCAATCTTGTAAGCCACCAAGCCTGTTGGGCTGAATGTTTTTACCAATACTTGTAGTGTTGCAAGTCTACCTGCGGCCTCTTCTAGCTCACCCCTGTGTACAACTAGACTGGCTTCCATTTCTTCCAGCTGACTTAAAACAACATCTACTTTTGCATTGTGTGCAATAGCTTTACTATTGCTTTCAGTAATCTTTTTGATAGTATCTTTGACTTGTTGAATAGATAGTTCTGTAGATTTGATAGTTTGTTCTAAGGTCTTTTTATCTAGTAAATCGCTGTCGATACTGGAATCGTACAAAGCGTAGTACTCTTCGTAAAGCTTTTTGGTTTCAGCTAGCTTTTCCCACTCTTTTACTTCAAGCTCTAGGTTTTTAATTAACTCTTCAAGTTCTTGAACTCGTGCAGCTGCGTAACTTTTCGAAGACCTCTGCTCTTCCAATAGATCATCTATTTTGTGTTTGTCAATGTCTTGTAAACACGTAGGACATACACTTCCTAGTTTACCCATTTTGGAAATAAAACTGTCACAGTCTTTTACAGTTTTAGACAATTCAATTTTTTCACGATTATATTCTGGTATTTTTGAGCCTGGTTTAGTACCAAAAGGTACAACCGTTAATCCATCCAGTAGCTCTTTATATTTGTTGTTTTGTATAATGGTCCTATTTTTGGACTCAATATCTCGCAGATTGTCTTTAATCTGCCGACATTGATCTTCTAGATCTCTGGGTTGGTCTGGTATTTCTTGTAAGTTTTGTTTTGATAGATCCGTACTTTTATATTTATTTAGCCAGTCTTCACAACTTGCTATCTTTGCGTTAGCTGCTGTAACTGCGCTATCAACACCTTTGGCCAAGTCTTTGAACACGTCCCCCAACTCTACATATTTTGTTAGGTTCAATAGATCAATCAAAAACTTTTTACGATTGCCATCAGTTGCTGTCAAAAACTCTAGACTAGCGCTACTGCTCTGGTACACAATCTGACAAAATGTCTTGTGGTCATAGCCAATCAATTCTTCGATTGTCTTGTATGTAGCAGTAGATGTATGACTGCTAATGTCTTCGCCATCGCACGTCAGTTTAACAGTTTGTGTGGAACCTCGTACCGTCTTGATCACATAGGTACTACCGTCTTTGTCAAAGTCTAGTTCAACAGAGTAATTTTTGGCTTTTACATTGCGGTTTAAGATGTCTGCTTTTTTGATACCCTTAGAGTTTTTGTTGTATAATACTTCTTCTAAGATTAGAGCTATACTGCTCTTGCCGTGACCATTTCTGCCAACAATTTGTGTTAGTGGAGAAGTGGAAAAATCTATTTCGTTATTTTCACCATAACTAAACAGATTACTCCACTTCATCTTTTTCAGTGTAATCATCTGGTCTCCAAGAACTGCTTTAATTGAGGCAGTCCACCAACATAGTAATTATCAACAAAAATTTGTGGTACGCTGCGAGCATCCGGTACCAACTCTAATAAGTCTTTTTTAGTCCAATGACTGCCTTCACCTATCTTGCGAACTTCTACGTCATAACCTTCTCGCTTTAGTAGAGAGACAGCACTATTGCAAGCTACGCAATTTTCTTGACTAAATACGATGGCATTAGTTGAGTTTATGTTCATTGTCTCTTAATTCCTTTAATGCTTTTTCTATTGCGTCTTCGTTTAAGTTTAATACATAACGCAAGTACTCACCCACTTCTTCACTCAGCGACAATTCTGGTGTCAAGATAAGTGCTGTATCAGTTTCTCGTTTGACAATCTTTTTGTCAATCAATTCGTTATCTTCAACACCGCTCAACTCACTCATGTCACCTTCGACCTCATACACTGTGTGATGATAATCTGTGGCAATCATGGGTTCGCCGGCTTTAACAGTCTTACGGATTAATTGTGGTACTTCTATCTTCTTCCAAACATGCTCCAGAGTATCAGTATCCACAATAATAAGGCCGGTATCGACAAGACTACGGTGAAAGCTAGTGGTAACTGGACTACCTGGATAGAGAATATTACGCTGACAATTGTCATAGCTGTGAAGATCACCGGCCAGAACCATGTCCCACTGGTCAAATATCTCCAAATCAACTTCGGGTTTAACATGTGGTGGAATCTCTCCTCTAACGTGAGTACACAATATACGATTTTTACGTACAAAGTTACTGGGATCTTTTTCAAAGTCTTTTAGACGGTTGTAGGGTATAATATCTACAACTTCATCGTTGTAGTAGTCATCAACAACGACTACAGTTTCATTAATTTTGCTAGTAACTGTTTTTAGGCTAGTCAAAAAAGTAGTATTCTTCTTGACCGCTTCGTGATTACCACTGTAAATATAGGTAGGAATACGACAGCTAGCTACAAAATCAAAGTAGATTTCGAGTTCTTCCATGTTGGGTAGCTTGTCAAATACATCACCACCAACAATCATTAAATCACATTCTTTTTGTAGTTCCCACATCTGGTCCATCATAATCTCATATCGACTACGGGCCCAGTCTGTTGGAACGTTTTTCTGACCTAGTTTTATATGAACATCAGCAGTAAATAGTAATTTCATAGTTCCTCAGTGAGAAAAGCCCCTAAGAGTTCACGTTCTTAGGGGCTTTTTATTAACCTAGTTCTTTGATAGATTCTGGATCTACACTCTCGTCTTCAGCAGCACCGGCTACTAGCTTTTCTAGTGCGGCCTTTACTTCATCTGGTGTGGGACGAGGAAACTTTGAGTCAATGTCTTCTGCTCCATCTGCCAAGGCCCTCTCATCTGCACTCAGTGCACGACGCTTGCACTTCAATACTGACAGATTGTACTCTACGTTAAAGGGCAGAGGACCAGTCTTGGTACGCTTAAACACAACATCCCAACCACTATCGTAGTCCGTTGGATCGCCTAGGTCTTCAGCCGCACTAAGAATCTGCTCAAACAGCTTCTTCTTCAGGTTAAGAGCCTTGACCTTGCCGTCCTTGGGGTCGATACAGTTGATTGAGTAAGCCCAGCTGCACTTCTTATCAGAGAAGTAAGCTGGAACATGATCCATCTCGGTGTTTGTGAATTTCTCTTTTTCACGGTCAAAGGCCAAACACTCGATTGGAATGTCCTTGTTGTTGGTGCCCTTCAACCAGTACACATATCGTGGTAGTACACCGCCGATTAGACGAACACTATTCTCGCCGTCTTTGTACTCGTAAGCCTCAACTGACTTCTTAACTGCCTTGCCTTTGGTGTCGCCAAACTTTAGAGCCATTGTAAATTTCCTCGTATTTAAATTTGATTAGATTGGTTTCAATAATTAATAATGGATTTCTTTTCAATTTCTCTGTCAGGAGATCTGGAAAGAATGATTTGTCTAGTGTTATTACGCCGTGGGTTTTATAGAGGAACCAGTCACGCCTTCCTGCCAGTCTTATGTATTGTGTTCTGTAACCAGGGTCTATGTTTTCTAGGTTCAATACAGGATCAGGATTCAGTATGTAACTGGTACCTTTAAGCGATGATTTACTAGGTTTATATTTAGATGTAGATCTAGAGGGGATGCTGCCACGGTGATGATAGTTAAGCATTGCT